AATAATGTCTGAAATTACAACCAACGCAACAGTAAACGGAGAGAAAGTCTCCCATACTGTCAACTACGACATTGGCGATACATTGCAAAATGCTATTGACAATTTTGGTGAGGACAATGTCCTTGGTTTATATGTCCGTGGTGCGACTCTTGCCATACAAGCAAAAGTCGGTCAAATGCTCCGGGCTGAAACATCTCCAGATGCTATTGATGACACAATGGCTGGCTGGAGACTTGACCAACGTGGTGTGCGTACTAAGAAGTCCAAAGAGCAGAAAGCCACTGAGCTTCTCGCTGGCATGGACAAGGATGCACTGGCCGCTATGCTTGATTCACTCGGCATCAAGGTCAAGTAATGCTTCCTCCGCTTGACAACTCAACGATTACAGCTTTTCGAGAATGCCCCCGCAAAGCTTTTTTTCGTTATGTCAGGCATTGGCGTATGGACGGACCCGAACCTGTATATTTTACATTCGGGTCTGCCTGGCACTCCGGACTAGATGCAATCTACAAAGCCTTTTACGAGGCACGTTCCATTCACGGTCGTACTAACCCAGAGTGGAACAGGTTGCGTCAGTCTGACGAGTTCGCCAAGGTCTTGACTGAAGTAGCCGGCCTGGCATTTGACCAAGTATGGACAGATGCTGGCTGGCCGCTTATCCCTGATCCGGATCAGTATGCTGACTTCAAAGCACGCACCCCAGCCAAAGCTCGTGAAATGTTCTTCTATTATTACAAAGAGCTTGCCGAGCATCTTAATCGCTGGTCATTGATCCAGACAGAGCAGCCCTTCTGCGTCCCATTAGATCCTGAAAATCCTGAAATCTTTTATTCCGGTAGAATCGACAAAGTCATCGAAGATGAGCTTGGTACTATGTGGCTCCTAGAACACAAGACCAGCACTTTGTTCAGTAAAACCACCGGATTCAGAAACGATTTCGTGCAATCTTTCAGTCCTAATAGTCAGGTTGAAGGTTATATGTATGCTGTACGTTTCCTACAGTCTCAAGGTGATCTCCCAGATCAACCCTTCGGTGGTGTATATGTAGATGCCAGTCTAGTACATAAAACATCCTTTCACTACAAGCGCATACCAGTCTATTATGATGATATGCTAGTAGCTGAATGGCTCGATGATGTACGCTATTGGCATCATAGTTTTCAATCTAGTCGTACCGAAGGTATGTTTCCGAGAGCAACCAATAACTGTTTTAATAAGTACAGCCAATGCTCTTACCTCCATCTGTGCAGAACGCAGCCCAGTATGCAATACTGGAATGAGAAATATGAAGCTCCTGAAGGCTTCATTACAGATGAATGGAAACCTTACGCTACGAAAGAAATTGAAACCAGTTAGTGCCTCTGACTACCAGCTAGATAGACTCCGCATACTCGCAATCGGACCAGCTGGTAGTGGCAAAACCACACAATTGCGAACCCTCCCAGGCAAAAAGCTCCTCTTCTGTTTTGAAGACAATGCCTTGAACTCCCTCAAAGGAGATCCAAACATTGACTATATGCTGTATTTGCCTGATGTTGTAGAAATAGCGCCCCGTTCCTTGTCAACGAAGCAGAACGCCCGTGCGACACCGGCAACAGGTGATAAGCCTCATGCATTCGATGATTTTGTGGCAGACTTTAATGAACTGCTACGCGATCAAGAAACCTTCTCCAAGTATGATGTTATAGCCATTGACAGCTTAACATCGCTAGGCAAAGCGGTTATGGATGCTGTCTTATGGCTTAATAACAGAATGGGCCAGCAACCGGCACAAGATGACTGGGGCGCTCAACTCAATACAGTTGAGAATACCGTACGCAAGATCACATCACTACCTAAGCTAGTTTATATAACTGCCCATGATATGCTGATGCAGGATGATCTGACAAAGAAAATCTTCAATGAGCTTGTGTTAACCGGTCAACTCAAAGTACGCATACCTATGCTCTTCTCCGACATTTTTAAATTCCAAGTTGACGGCGAAAAGCATAAAATCTTGACCAGGCCAGATCGCTATAATGTGAAGGTACGTCGATCAATCCATAATCTCGATGCCGAGATAGATGGAACGATCACGGATTTTAACAAAGCAACTGAGTATGGTCTTGGGGCTTTGCTAGGCAAAGCTGGATATGGCAGTCTTCGATAGTCGAACATTGCCTTCTTTTTAACTTCCATATAGGATAATTATTATGGTAGAATCAGTCGACCTGAATGACCTCGAACTCGACGGTATCGAGGATGCAAGTGAACCTAGTGCAGTAGCAGCCGGTCAATACATTATTCGTGTTGGGCAAGCTGAATTCCGTAACTCAAAAGCTGGCAATCCTATGCTCCAGCTAATCTGTGAACTGCCAGATGAGCCAAGTGCGGCAGGCATTTTTCATTTCGTTATGATGCCTACAAGAACAATGGAGTCAGATCAAAAGACCCGTAGAAAACTCGAGCTGAAGCGCCTGCTTCATGCTTTCAGTGTTCCTTACACTGCCGCAGGTTTCGATCCGGGTGCTTTAATCGGGCAAGAATGCGAGATGTATGTCTCCGTTGAGCAAGACGACAATGGTGTTGATCGTAACCGTCTAACTCCTCCTCCTGTCCCAGAGGGTGCCAAAGCTCCCAAAGGTGACGCTATACCTTTTGAGTAATAATTAGGCTAGGGCAAACGCTAGGAATCTCCTCTCCCTTATCTTAGGGGGTATAAGATAAGCCTGGGCATTTACGCATATGGTGCCCAGGTAGCCTAAGCTCTAGTAGGTGTTTTTCTTCAGATTTTCTGAGGTTTTTCCCGTACGCTATTGCTCCCTAGCCTATTATGTCAGTCTCAATAAATCCATTTCCACGCAACAGCCCTCGATATAGGTCCAACATGTCCCAAAGATACACCCAATATACGCATAAAATCAGCGTGCCTATGCGTAAAGAACTGTACGATTTCTATGCCCAATTTCCGCATGGCATAAAAGCCCAGATCGCACGCATGTCCTTGCTCAAGATCAAGACTCTGCTTGAAAACGTGCCAGAGGACGAAATGAAGGCCCACCTATACGATCTAGTAAATGGCCAATACACACTAACAACCGCTAGTGAAAAATGAAGATAGAACAATTCAAAACTGACTTATCCAAAATGTCAGAGGATGAACTCCGAGAGTTTATCATAGAAAACCGCAAGGCACAAAGACGCTATAAAGAAGAGCAAGCCGCTCAGCCTAAGCGTGTCAAAGTGTCATCCATCACAGATGCGAAAAAGAAGGAAGAGAAGCTTAAAGCCATGCTTGAGTCCCTGCCTCCCGATGTACTACAAAAACTCCTTGCCGAGAAAGGACTAAAATGATAACGATAGAATGCACCGCCGCAATTGTATTAGACAGTGAGACAAGCAAGCCAAAGACAACAGTAACATGCTCTCAATGTGGCTACACCACTGAATCATGGGGCAATACCGAGAAATCGATGAAACGATCCTGCTGGCTATTATCCCAGCCAGAGCATGACTGCCCAGATGCGGATCCAGACGAAAGGTATTTCTACCAAGTAAGTGAGGAGAACGTAACCGACAATCAAAACGTAGCCAAAGAAGAATCCGACGAAATCCCATTCTAAGCCAATTATGAAACGCCTTGAAACCAAAACTGTTCTGCTCGACACAATACAAATCGGCGAAAGGTTCCGTGTCGACTATGGTGATGTTGAATCACTTGCCCAATCAATCAAGTCTGAAGGACTTATCAATCCCATAACGATAGACACCCAATCCAATCTGCTAGCCGGAGGTCGACGCCTCGAAGCAGTCAGGTTACTAGGATATGACTCAATCGAAGCCACTATCTTCAAGATAGAAAATGAGTACGAGCTACGGATAGTCGAACTAATCGAGAATATCCAAAGGAAAGAAATGACCTGGGCTGAGCAAGCTAACCTAGTCAAACGCATCAATGATTTGATGAAGACCGAGAATAAGCAATGGACCCAGCAGAAAACTGCTGACCTATTATCTATGTCTCCCGGTCATGTCAGCGATCAGCTATCCATAGCAAATGTTGTTGAACAGGTGCCTGCTCTCGAATCTATCGGGTCACTCCACGATGCAGTTAAGACCTACCGTGCTTTATGCGTAGGTATGGCAGAAGCAGAGTTATCCCAGCGTCTGCAAGCTAAAGCCGAGGCAACCCACCGAGCGGAGCAAGGTGCTGAGGACAACCAAAGCTACGACCCTCACCTAGCCTTTGTAAAAACCTGTGCAGACAGCTATCTTATATCCGACTGCATACAAGCAATGAACAAGCTAGCCGGGCATTGCGAGAAGTTCGATTTTGCCGAGATAGACCCTCCCTATGATGCAAACTTTGACTATAAGTACGACGTTACCAAGCTAGAAATCTACGGCAATCGAACATACGCCGAATTCATGCATGAAGTTATACAGGCCTCCCGTATGCTAATGCGTGACAACTCCTTTATGATTTTATGGTTCCCTACCCGCGACTTCACTATGTTTCATGAGCTACTCGATGCCTCTTTCAAAGACTCCTTCGATCCTATACCTGCTATCTGGTACAAAGAGACACAGCCTGCCGGCGACATCGAACGCATGTTAGCACGCCGCTATGAGTCATTCTTTGTAGCGTGGAAAGGCAAACCTATCCTGCAACTCAAAGGTTTGCCTAACATATTCCAATACAATACAGTTCCAGCATCAGCACGCTGGCATCCTGTCCAACGTCCTCTTGATATGATGCTCCGACTGCATGAAATATTTTGCCCCTCCTTCGGACGTACTTTAATACCATTCGCCGGTTCTGGCACTCCAATAAATGCCCACTATTTGCGTAACCCAACACCTGAGTCATGCATCGGTTTCGATCTGAATGCCGATTTCCGAACTCGCTTCTTAGCTAACCTAACATACCCGACCTCAAAATGAACTATGATCTCGATGCAGGCGTAGACGGCGCCAATATCATCATTTTGTTTGACTTCCCTAACCCAGACGTAAAACGCTCAGGTAATATGCTCGGCGGTCGTTCTGGCTACGCCCTTCATCAGCTTCTCAATCAAGCCAACATTCCAGTCTCTGACTGCTTAATAACATATTGCCACGATACACTAGACAACCGTGGCCTGATTAACACAAAAGGAGCATTCTCCAACCACGGTGCTGAGCTTCGAGACCAAGTAGCAAACAGACTAAAGTCACTGGCCGGTAATATAATTGTGCCCGTGGGCCCGTTTGCCTGCGCCACGACGACCGGCGATCATCGGCTAAAGTTTAATCGCGGCTCACTGACATTCAACGAGGAGTTACAGAAGAAAGTCTTGCCAACCTTTACTCCCACATCAGTTGCATTCGTACCAGCCGACCGCTTAATGTGCATCTGGGACTTACGTAAGGTGAAAGCCAATTCTCACCGCACTGGATTCCAACCACCCGAACGCACTATGCATATTAATCCTACAGTCTACGAGGTCGAACAATTCCTAGAGTATTGTAAGATGTCAGACGATCCTACTATAGCCGTAGACATAGAGACACTTAACGGTGCCGTCTTTTGCATTGGCTTTGCGCCCTCACCCAACGTAGCCATGTGCGTCAACTTCGATAACCGAACAGTCGAGGAAGAGATCAGACTTTGGCAACTATGCACCACCCTCTTACAAGATCCATCAGTAATTAAGATAGGCCAGAACTTTATATTTGATATGTGGTTCTTAGCTTTCCGCCACAACTGCTTTGTACAAGGCCCCATAGAAGACACTATGGTAGCACATCACATTGTCTATCCAGACCTGCCGAAAGGACTCGGCGTGCTAACAACTCTGCACACAGACGAGCCATACTACAAAGAAGAGGGCGGCTACTGGAAAGGAGGCATAGGTGACCGCACCAGCTTTCTAAATTACAATTGCAAAGATTGCATTACAACCTACAAAGTATGGAATAAGATTAAGCTATGGGTAGCACCCGACAGCCCCTTCCATGCCATCTATCGCACAACTCTTAATACATATCCAGCACTAATCTTTATGATGTCTCGGGGCATTGCTATTAACCATGACGAGCTTGCAAACGTACGGCAAACCATTGACAACGAGATACATGACATCGACGCCTCACTACAGGGTGTAGTACAAGAAGAGTCAGAGGATCCACTCCTAACTTTGAACTTCAACTCACCTAAGCAATGCATGAATTATTTCTACAACATACTAAAGGTCAAGCCTTATCTAAAAGGCGGAAAACCTACACTCGATGACGATGCGTTGACAAGGCTAGCCAAGGGAACCCAAGCACGGCCAGGCTTATACTCAGCCCAGCTTATACAACAGCTACGGCAACGTGCCAAATATTCCGGAACATACTTACAGATAAAGTTTGATCCCGACAAACGATTCCGATGCTCATACAATCCACGAGGTACTAAGACCGGCAGACTATCAAGCTCAAAGACAGTCTTTGGTACCGGCATGAACCACCAAAATCTGCCGCTTGAATTCCGCTCCTTCATGGTGCCAGACCAGGGCAAAATCTTTATCGAGATGGACAAGCGCCAGTCTGAGTGGGTCATTACAGCATACTTATCCGGTGACAAAAACATGATAAATATTTTGTCAGAGCAGAAAGACCCACACATCTCAACTGCCAAACTGATAACCGGCCTACCCGAACATGTTATCAAGGCCGAAGACAAAGCCATAGCCAAGACAACCAATCCAGAAGAGATCAAACGAACCCGTGAGCTTCTACTTGTCGAAGGTACTCCATTCCTAGACTTCGTACAAACTCATCAAGCATTTGTGCCTCGCACTATGTCATGCAGACAAGTAGGCAAGAAGTCCAACCACGCTCTGAACTATATGATGGGTGCTAATCGATTCAGTATGGAATCGGGACTGACACTTGACGAGGCCGAGCGTGCCCGCGCACTCTACCTCTCTGCATACAGTAGATTGCCTGAATGGTGGGAAGAGATCCGCGCACAGCTAACAAAAGACCGAACTGTAACAAACATTATAGGGCAACCACGCAAATTTCTCGGCATCGTTGACGACAAGCTATTGAAGGATGCCGTAGCACACCTTCCTCAGAGTATCTCAGTCTGGATAGTTAATCAAGCCATGGCAAAAATCTATGAACTTGATCACCGAGCCGAGATACTATCCCAGGTCCACGATAGCTTACTCTTCCAGTACCCTTATGACGATCTATCTGGCTTAGAAATCTTCTGCTATCAGGCTATGGATGCCATGGAACCTAAGCTAAGAGCCGTAGGCGACAACATAGAACGTATGTTCTATGTATATACTGACATCAAAGTTGGCTTTGACGCCGCCAAGATGTATGATACTACTTTTACCAACGTGCAAGAAGATGTTGAAAAATTAAGCAAACTCCGTAAAGATGACGAAATCTACCGAACTACTGAAGTCGCAATATAGCCGGCTAATAGTTTTAGAGCATGTAGAGACAGACATTAATTCCAGAAAACATTACTTGTGCAGATGTTCCTGCGGCAATCATACCATAGTCCGAGAAGACGCATTGCGTCAAGGTCATACAAAGTCGTGCGGATGTATGCGAGGAGCCAACAATAGAAAAAACTATGTCCCGGATAATTAAGAATGCATCATGGCTAGACGCTTATCTAAAATATGTAGACAACACCGAGAGCCCAACATCTTATCATGTATGGACAGCACTGTCATGCATCGCAGGCGCACTGCAACGCAAGTGCTACATGACCTGGGGCCTTGAGACAATCTACCCCAATATGTATGTTGTTTTAGTAGGGTCAGCCGGGCGCACACGCAAGAGTCTAGCTATCAACATAGGGCAAAACATCTTCAAGGAATTAGATTTAGTAACCGTCAGTGAGTCGATCACACCTCAGGCACTCATTACCAAGATGGTTAATGCCACGACAACTTACATAGATCCACAAGGGCTAGTACGACCACATAGCTCGCTAACCTGCTTCTCAAAAGAGCTGTCTACATTGCTTGGTGCCAACCAAAACTTTCAGTACTTGGCCTACATGACAGATTTCTGGGACTCACATGACTCCTGGACCTACGAGACAATCAAGCGAAGTGAAGATCCAATCATAGGCATGTGCCTCAACATACTTGCGGCAAGCGCACCCGACTGGATGTCTTCCATGCTCCCTGTACAAGCAATCGGCGGAGGCTTTACCTCTCGATGTATCTTTGTAGTTGAGACAAACAAAGCAAAGCATATAGCACTCCCGACTATCACAAAAGATCAAGAGCATTTAAAACGTGCGCTAGTGCATGATCTGAAGCTTATAGCACTATACCAAGGTGAGTATTCTTTCACTACAGAAGCATCAGAGATTTATAAAAATTGGTACCTAGATCAGTCAAAGAATATGGATGCGGGTGAGTACCCAATAGATGATCCAAACTTCCGTGCATATTGTGAAAGACGATCAACACACCTACGCAAGATGTGCATAGCCCTGCAGGCAT